GAAGCGGCATGCTTCGGCTTACGTTTCCTTTAGGAGGTAGCCGCTAATGCCTTTGACAAAGAAGGGCGCAAAGATAAAGCGCAAGATGACGAAGACGTATGGTAAAGGTAAGGGTAATCAAGTCTTTTACGCCAGTATAAATGCAGGTAAGGTAAAAGGCGCGGAGAAGAACAGAAAAGGTGGACGACGAAATGCCTAACGTAATGGGACGCGAATTTCCGTACACGCCGCAAGGCATGGCGGCGGCTGAACAATATAAGCAAGCCATGGGTATGCGCGACGGCGGCATGATGGGCTTTCGACCTCTTCAAATGCAGGGAGGGGGAACGGTAACAGATCTCATGGCGATAGTCCGGGAGTTGACAGACCTAGAACAAAACCCGGAAGTCACTACCGAACAAGTAAAAGCCTATGTTCTTGCTAACAAAAACGGTCTTCTTAAAGCAGCGGAACAAAACCCGGAATTCGCAGACTACCTTCAGCGAATGATAACACGTTTTGCTCCGCAACAAACGCCCGACGCTATTCTTAACGACCCGCCTTCTCCGCCTCCAGAAACGATGCCTTCTCCAGAAATGAGGATGCCTTCTCCTGAGCAAGGGGAACAATTTCTAATGCCTCGTCCAGAAATGGCTCCGCGACCCGAAATGGCTCCGCGACCCGAAATGAGGATGCCTCCTGAGCAGGGGGAACAATTTTTAATGCCTCAAACAGAAATTCCCGGATCTTCAGGAGTGAGCCAACCATTCCGGGGCGGTGGGATTGCCTCATTAAGGCGTTACTAGATGGCTAGAAACCCGCTACCCCGCAGCAATTTTGGGACGGCCTCTCTTATAGAAAGGCGAAACGAAATACCGCCTGTGGAACTGGAAGAAGGTCTGGACGCGGAAGTATCGTTTGACGACGACAGCATGATCGAAACACCCGGTTTAAATATAGAACTGGAAGATGACGGTGGTGTTATCGTTGATTTTGATCCACGTATGGATCAAGTTTCAAGCGCCGGGTTTTATGACAATCTTGCAGAAGAAGTAGATACGGGTGTTCTGTCTAGAATAGCTTCGGATCTTTTAGATCAGTACGAGGCTAACAAGGACGGTCGTAAAGATTGGGAAGACACGTACCGAACCGGTCTGGAGCTTTTAGGTTTCAAATACGAGGAACGGGCGGAACCGTTCCGTGGTGCGACAGGCGTGACGCACCCTCTTCTTGCAGAGGCCGTGACTCAGTTCCAAGCGCAGGCTTTTGGTGAATTATTGCCCGCAGGGGGCCCTGTAAATACTCAGATAATGGGCGAGTCTTCTCCGGACATAGAGGCTCAATCGGATCGTGTTCGCAACTTTATGAATTACCAAATCACGTGTGTTATGAAGGAATACACACCTGAATTTGACCAAATGCTGTTTTACCTGCCGCTAGCGGGTTCTACGTTCAAAAAGGTGTACTACGATGATTTCCTGGGACGTGCTGTCAGCAAGTTCGTTCCTGCGGAACAGCTAATTGTTCCGTATACCGCTACGGATCTGGAAACAGCCGAGAATGTAACACATGTTATTCAAATTTCGGAGAACGAACTTCGGAAGAAGCAGGTAGCCGGTTTCTATTCCGACATTAAAGTATCCGCATCCCAGTCGGACCCGTCCGAGGTCCGTGAGGAGATGGACGAGATAAGCGGGATAGAGCCCAGCCGTTTGGATACCGAGGTCACGTTACTTGAGTGTCATGTAGATCTGGATTTGGAAGGTTTTGAGGATTCCGATCCCGGCGGTGAATCCACCGGTATCAAGCTCCCTTACGTTGTAACCGTATCAGAAGATAACGGTAAGGTTCTCAGCATTCGCAGGAACTACAAGGAGGGGGATCAGGATCGTAAGAAAAACCAGTATTTTGTTCATTTTAAATTCCTTCCAGGGTTCGGTTTCTACGGGTTAGGTTTGATCCACATGATTGGTGGGTTAAGCCGAACAGCCACTGCTGCGTTGCGCCAGCTTATTGATGCAGGGACCTTGGCTAACTTGCCCGCAGGTTTCAAGACTCGCGGCCTTCGTATTCGTAATGATGACGAGCCGCTATCTCCGGGCGAGTTCAGGGACGTGGATTCCCCTGGGGGTGCAATTAGAGACTCGTTGATGCTTCTTCCCTATAAGGGAGCGGACCAGACCTTGTTCCAGTTGATGGGGTTCTGTGTGGAAGCCGGTCAGCGGTTCGCTGCGGTATCTAATTTACAGGTTGGCGACGGAAACCAGCAAGCTGCGGTTGGAACCACCATTGCAATGCTGGAGCAGGGTGCCAAAGTAATGTCGGCCATACATAAACGGCTGCATTACGCCCAGAAAGACGAGTTTGATCTTCTTGCAAAGGTATTCGGGGAATCTCTTCCACCGGAGTACCCCTACAACGTTGTAGGCGCTGAACGGGTCATAAAATCGGAGGATTTCGATGATAGGATTGACGTTATTCCAGTTTCCGATCCTAATATATTCTCCATGTCGCAAAGGGTCACTATGGCGCAGACTGAATTGCAGTTGGCGCAAGCGGCTCCGGACTTGCACAACATGTACGAAGCGTTTCGTAGGATGTATAAGGCGCTTGGTGTCAAAGACGTTGACTCTATTCTCAAGGTCATAGATCAGGAAGAGGCTGTTCCTAAAGATCCCGCAGTGGAGAATTCGGAAGCACTTGAAAACATTGAACTAGAGGCGTTCCAAGGCCAGAACCACAAAGCTCACATAATGGCTCACCTAGTTTTTGGGTCTTCCCCCATGGTTGGGCAGCTTCCCTCGGTCGCTATGGCGCTGCAAAAACACATTATGGAGCATGTTTCTATAGGGGCTAAGGAGCAGGTGTCCTCTCAGATGATGCAGCAGCTTCAAGGCCAAGCGCCGACTGAGGACCAGATTTTACAAATAGAATCCATGGTTGCTGAACAGATTGCGCAAGGTATGCAAGAGCTTAAAGCACTCAGCGCCCAGATAAGCGGAGAAGGTCAGCAAGGACCGGACCCCTTAATCGCTTTGAAAGAACAGGATCTGCAACTCCGGGCAAAACGGGACGAAGCAGAAAACCAGATCGACCAAGCCCGTCTTGCTTTGGATCGACAAAAAGCACAAGCCACCGCAGATTTAGGGGCGCAGAGGATACAATCCCAGGAAGAAATTGTTGAGGCACGTATACAGGCAGCGCGCGAACGCGAGTTGATGAAACAAGGTGATTAATAGGAGACGGTTATGAAAAAGAATTCTGTAGGGGTTTCTAGAAAAGGCATTGTTGTAAAAGACCAAGGTTTTGTTCCTTATAACGATGCAAAGTCTGAAACCACCCCGAACGTGTCTAAGGCTACTTCTGTGTCCGGTAAAAACCGTGGCATGGGCGCGGCGCTCCGTGGTGGTTCTTTTAAAATTTGCTGATAGGAGCTTACAAATGGATTGGATTATGAACCGCATGAAAGAGCCGTCTAGCTACGCTGCTTTAGGTGGTGTAGTTGTTGGCGTTGGTGTTCTTCTTTCCCAACCTGTTGTAATCATGGTTGGCATGGTTGGTGGTGTAGTGGGTTTTCTGCTTAAAGAAAAAGGCGTGTTTTAGTTTTAAATGTGCGCGGAACTAGGCCATGCAGGATGCTCCAGATGTATCTATTATAGAACTCTTTAACGCTGGCTGGCCGGTCATTGTAGCCATTATTGGTCTTATAGTAGTACTCGCCAAGATGCACGGTGATCTGGAAGTATTAAAAGATAAGGTTAAAGTCTTGTTTGATCTCTGGAACGCTAAAAAATGAGCCAAAAGAAGCTGCAAAGAAACAGTCGTTATCAAGATCTGGATCTTGATGGCGACGGTGTCGTGTCGGATTCCGAGTTAGCGGCGGTCGAAGCCCTTGAGACAGCAGAAAAGATGGATGCTCAACGTCACATGGCGTGGTGTGCCCTTGCGATCATGGCTGGCATGACGGGTCTTTTGTTTTTTGTAGTAAGCGAAAGCAGACTCAAGTCAATAAGCGACCTCTTGGGGCTAGCTTACATAGCTTTTTCCGGGGTCACCTGTGCTTATATGGGTATGAGTGCTTATATGAGCAGAAAGTAGGGTAGAATCCTATGATTATGTCGCTTTTAGGGACTGCGTTAGGGTTTGGAACCTCTATAATTCCAGAGGTCTTAGGCTATTTCAAACAGGGACAACAGAATAAGCAGGATTTGGCCTTGCTTGAGGCTAAAGCCAAGTATGCAAGCCAGTTGTCCACGTTAAAAATTGCGGAACTGGATGCAGAAGCGGATATTGCGGAAACGAAAGGTATATATGAGCATGACAGGTCTATTGACGCTGGAGGTTTTGTCAACGCTCTCCGGGGTAGCGTGCGCCCTGTCCTTACTTATGCCTTCTTTCTCTTATTTGCTACCATCAAAGGCGTCACGGTATACACTATGGTGATGACGGATGGGATGGATCTGTCTGCGGGTCTGATTGCTATCTGGGACCCGGAAACCTCCGTTATATTTTCTTCTATCATTGCGTTCTGGTTTGGTTCCCGAAGTATGAGCAAGGCACGTGCTTGGCAACAAGAAAAGAAACCATAATGCCTCGAAAAGAGAAATCTATACGCCGTACTACAACCGGTAAAAATGCCAATTACGGTAAAAAAAGCGGTATGACAAAAAAAGGTCGAGCCGCGTACCGCCGAGCCAACCCAAAGTCAAAAATTAAACCCCCCGTAACTGAAAAGAACCCTAGCAAATCTCGCGCCAAGCGTCGAAAAAGTTATTGTGCAAGATCTTTGGGGCAACTGAAGAAAAGTTCTGCTAAAACTCGAAACAATCCGAATTCGCGTATTCGGCAGGCAAGAAAGAGGTGGCGTTGCTGATGGACGGAATTTTTTTGGCGGAAAAACTTTTAAAAGTTATTAAGGAGCGTCGAGATCGTGTTTCCGAGATCATGGTTTCTGGTGGGGTCCC